ATTTAAAAAAACGAATAAAACCGCACCAAGTAGGTCAATTAATGATGGGATTAAAACTATATAGATCAACAAAAAATTTTAAAGCGGATAATTATACAGATTTAAGTATATATAACAAGATGACTAAAGAGATACACAAAAAAGATGTTGCTAAAAAGGATAAAAATGGATAAGTATAAAAGAATTATTAATGGTGAGTGCCATTTTACAATGGCAGAACTATTTGATGATGTAGAGAAAGCTGCAAATGTGTCCAATAGTGGAGAACTTGTAGAATGTAAGATTGATAATTTGAGGATTAATTTTACAACAGTAAAAAAGGATAAGGATGAACGAGATAAAAACTCGTCTGCAAAAGTACAGGGATCTTCAACAGAAGAAACACGAGAAGTACCTGGAAGCAAAGCAGAAAGTAAGTAAGTATCAAAAAGATTCTTACAGATTGCTTTGGAAAATTGAGCAGACAAAAGAAGAATTAATGAGAACTTAACTCATTAATTTTATTATTAAAAAAAAACTAAAGGAAAACGTAGGGGATTTATGACCATAAATATAAGCAAACACTATAATCAACACATAAAAAAATTAGATCAAAATAATTTTTTATTTAAAGTTAAGAAAGCATTTTACCTTCTTACGAGCCAAGAAGAAAGATTATATGAGGTAGGGTTCTCAGAAGGATTTTTATGTGCTGCAAACATTTTACAAAAAGAACCAATTAGAGATAGTAATGTTAAAAAGATAGTTGGTTATAGTGTCTCAAGACCTAAACCATCAGAAGTACAAAGTATTATTAATAAAGTTTGTATATACTTTGAAGTTCATAAAGAAACTTTAATGAGCAAAAGCAGATTATCAGATATTGTTAGAGCAAGAAACGTAATACATAATTTGTTAGCTGAAAAATATAATATGAGTTTAGGAGATATTGGAAAATATTTTGGACAAGATCATACCACAGTTTTACATTCTATAGAAATGAAAAGAGACCAGAAAAGATATTGGTCTCCAGAACAATCTTTGTGGCAAGAATTTGAAGAACTTATTTCTTAAATCCAGATAACATATTTTTATATGCTTTCTTTGTAATAGTAGATTTCTTTTTTGATCTGGATGTACCGGCTTTCTTACGTTTGTTAATATTATAATACAAACCTTTCTTAGCCATTTTTCCAGATTTAGTTTTGTGATAACCTGGCATTATATTTCTCCTGTTGTTGTTTTATTTTTAACACACAATAGTTGTCAAAACAACTACCATCTTTACCATCATGGCAAAAATATTGTTTACTAGCTGTGATAATCCAACCACCTTCATCATTAAGTAATTCTTTATTACATTCTCTACAATAACCGCAAATAAATGTTTGACGTTTTGGTCGTACCCATGTTTTCTTTTTTATCGGCACTTCCACCTACGTCTTGCTTGTCTTAATCTTGAGTTAGGATTTCTTGCAGCTTTAGGAAACTTTTTCATTTGTCCGGCTGATCTTGCACAATAACTTTTTCTACGTTTGGCATCTTTAGATCCTTTCTTTACTTTACCTGTTACTGCTGATTTTAATTTTGATCCAGGATTGTCTCTTCTATATTTTTTAATACCAGCTCGTGTCATACCTGCACCAGACTTTGTAGACCTGTAATACTTTTTGGTTCTTGGCGGTTGTTTGTCAGCCATTATTTTAATATTAATTTTTTAATTGATTTTTGACCCATATATATTTCTGTTTCAGCCATAGATTTTATACATTGATATTCTATATTTTTTGAAACACTACGCATAGCAATTCTTTTACCTTTTAAACATTGAGACATAGAATCTTGTATTCTATGTTCTTTAATCTCTCCATTTACAATCATCAATAATCCTACCACTAACTCAACCATGACCATTACCATTTGCTCTTACTTTATCTTTTAAATTTTCAATATCTTCTAATGCTTTTGATAATTGTTTTTGTATAAATTCTATATTAACTTTGTTGTGCATCATATCTTCTATTCTGGTTTCAATCTTCTCAACTGTTTTATATAAATCTTCAAGCAACATAAATTGTTCTTGATCAGTTGGTAGTTGTTCAGATTTTTTAAGTAAATCAGCCTGAAATAACTCTCTTGATGTTTCTAGTGAGGTAAGTCTAGCAGTAAGTTCTGTGTAGGCAAAAATACCAGAAGCTACAGCAACAATAATACCAATCATATTTTTAATTGGCATACTTACTGATGTTTTTTCTGACACCTTCATTGAACTGGTCCTCCACAAAAAGCTAATAAAGTCATCATTATAATAAGAACACCTGTAAAATAGTAATTCATCCTGTCTATCTCCATAGGTTGTCCTTGTTTAAATTATTTAATGATAGCAATAATCAATATTATACCAACAACAATAACCACTTTCTTATGGTCTGTCCAATAGTGCATAACTTTTTCTTTAATTTTATCAATCATATTTATCTCCTATAAATTTATATTATAAAATATTACTTTCCCTGTCCACGATTTTTTGATTTACCTTTTTGTCTCTTCTTATGCTTATTCATAGAAGATAATTTAGGTCGTCTACCTATACTTGTTTTTTTTGGTATTCTTTCGTGTGGTAGTTTGTTTAGATCGAACTTTACTCTTGCCATTTTTTCCTGTTTGTTGAGATAATAAATTTAATTTTTTATTATATTGTTGCGAGTATAATGTAGATATATTTTTCATTTATATTTTTTTTCCCATATTTCTTTTTGAGTTAATCCTACTTCATCTTGTTTTAATTTTAATCTATGGTCTATTTTACCTATATTTATCTCTTCTACTAAAGCATATCTGTAAATTTTAGTATCAGAATTTTTCCATTGAAAATGTAAAAGATATTTTGGCTGATCATAATTACTTAATAAACTAGGATCAAAAGAAGCTATTGTCATTTTTTAACTAATGAACCACCAAAGTATAATCCAATAATAGCTGATACTAGGTTGGTGTCTAATGGTGTAATAACTAAACTGTTAGAAGATAGTGTTACCCATTTCATTATTTCTTTTTCTGGTATAAAGAAAAAAGCAGGTCTAAATTCTAAGTAACCTACAATTACACTTATATCTGCTGATATTAATGGCATTAATTTTGGTAGCAACACTATCGCAAAAACAGCAGTTAAAGCTATAATTCTTCTGGTCCATTGAAACCCCTTGTTATCATATTCTCTAGCATCTTTAAAACCTTGTTGTTGAACTTCTGCTCTTTGTATAAGCATCTTTTGTTCTGCTTGTTTTGCTTTAATACTTTGCGACCAAATACTCATAACTCCACCAAGTACAGTAGAGCCTAACATTGTTATCATTTCAAATGGCATTATTTTTTCTCCTCTAATTCTTTAATCTTTGATAGTGCATCTTCTAAATCTTTATTACAAAACTCTAGTTTTTGCAAACACCTTTTATTTGCAGAATCTTTAGACTTATTAGCATCTTCAAGTTCTGCTATTTGACTTTTAAGTATTCTAACCTGGTCTTTATATTCATTAATAATATCTAACGAATTATCATTTGGCATATATTATTTTTACCTTTAGTTTAGCTTGTTCCTTAGTTCTTCCTCTTGATATTAATGATCCAATTCTTTTTCTTTTATAGCCATCTTTAGCTTTATAATCTGATTTTCTATAATTTTTTGACTTAACATCATAACCAGTATACTCACCTGTAGACATATTTAAAGTAACAATATCTACAGGACCAAGTCCGCCAAGTGGTGTAAATACAAGAATATTAGGGTCTTTTGCTAATTCAATTTGTACTTTCATTTCGCTTATTAGACCAGTAGTTGCTTTTTTTCTTCTAGCCATAAAGACCTTTAGAGTTAAAGTTTTTGAAATAATATAACTATAATAGTAAACATACCACCTATAAGAGCAGACATTGCGTAGTACAAATGTTTTTTTATATCTTTAATTTCTAATTCAATATTGTTAATTTTTTGATGAGTTTGTTTTTGCATAATACGACAAAGTTTTTCGTGAGATTCTATTCTTTCAAGTGCAGAATTTTTAGGCATTAATACCTTTTTTTTCTATTTCTTCGCAATAAAACTTAATAAACATTTTATATTCATTAACATCCTTTGATCCTATTTGTTCTATTTTTGTAATTGATTCTTTATATCCACCTATAAGACAACTGTGTAAATCATTATAATGATTTGGCATTGGATATGGTTCTAAACAAGTACCATTTATACTACTACATAGTATCATGTTTAAAATAAATTTCATTATAACACTATTGTGTTAGCTTCTTCTTCAGTAAGTGGTTCACCAGCTATTAGTTTAGTTTTAGCACTAGCTTTTAAATTTTCTCTAGCAGTTTCTGCATCTTTTAATTCTTGTATCTTTGCATTAACATCAGCTTCAGATGGCATTGTTGCACCATCTTTAATAATTTTAATGTATTTATACTGCATACGTTCAGAGTTAGGAATTTTATCCCCATTACTATCAACTTTTTTCCAACCATACCAATTAACACCATTAGTATCGTTAAATTTTGTTAATGCTTCTTGAAAATAATCTCTATCCATTTTATGTATCTCCTAATCTTATTACTGTTAAACCTGTTCTTTGAATATCTGTACCACCAGTAAGAACAGTATCAGTAGAAAAAGAAGCAGTAACAAATTTAAATTTATGAGTTGTTGTATTTGTTACATCAAAAAGAAAAGCATTTGAACTACCACTTATAATAGCAGATGAACTTCCATTTCCAGAAGCAACTACACCTGCTTCAGTATAATTAGAATTATCTGGAGTAACATATAAAGAAAAATTTGAGCTAGTATCACTAGCAGCATTTTGCATACGACCTGTAAATAAAATTAAATATATTCCTGTAGATTGAAAACTAAATATACCAGAACTTTCAGTTAATCCTGTTCCAATACTTCCATATCCTGTGTTATCGTTTCTTTCCCAATTTGAAGTAACATCTCCATTAGTTCCAGAATTTGTGTTAGCACTTAATCTCCATTGATCTACTATTTTTTTAAGAGAATTATTATTAACTGTTACTATTGCCATTTATTACTCCTTTGGATTTGCGTCTTTAATTGATTGTATTCTTGCTTTCCAATCATCAATATTTTTAAAAATTTCGTCTAGCTGATCGCCAATATCTCCATATAAATTTTTTCTAGTTACTCTTATAACATTATTATTTTCTTCTGTTGTTGCAGCAGAATTATAAGTTTCTAATTGTTCATCAGTAGGTTTAGCAATATCATAATTCCAAGTTTTAATATAAGGAGAACTAACTCCATCAACCATATCATCTTGCAAAGATACTTTTGTATTATCCCAACTTTTTGAGTTTGCTTCTAAATATTTTTTAACTTTTGTTGATAGTTGTGCCATATTATAATCCTATTAATTTAATTCCCCAAGCAAATCTATTAGCTCCATCATTTGTTATATCTTTATTTGATCCACTTTCATGTCTTACAGCAAAATCAATGTAATCACTTGATCCATTTAGGGTAAATATTTTTGTAACAGATTGTGTCAAATAATATTCATTTCTTGCCATAGCTCTACCTTGTTCTCCACCATTTACTCTTATAAAAACTCCAGAAATATCCCAATCATCTCCTGATGAAAATTGACTTGTAACATGAATTAAATACTTTCCAGCTTCTTGAGGAGTAAATCTATGTGAACTAGTATCCCAAGCACTATCTGTATCTAAATCTTCTGACCAAGTTGAAATTAAAGTAGTAGTGCTATTTGCTATTGTTTGTGAAGCAGATGCTTTAATCATAAAAGCTGGAGTATTATCTCCAGCACCAATATAAGTTTTAATTCTTGATGCAGCAGTTTTTCTTAAAGTTCCACCAGCTCCATCATCAACTAAAAATAAATCAGCATCAGCTATAGCTCCTCCTATATCTGTTTCTCCAGAAATAATATCTTGTGCTAATTTTGCATTGGTTACAGTTGCGTCTGAAGGTACACCAAGATCAAGAACTGATCCTAGTATGTAAATAAAATCTATAACATCACCTGTTGCAAGGTTAGAAGCAAAAGTAATTGTAGAACCACTAACTGTAAAAGAACTACCTGGTTTTTGTATTACACCATTTAGAGATACAATCATGTGATTAGCAGATTGAGGAATAACATTAACTGATCCTACTTGCATTGTGTATGCAGCTTGACCATTAACTACAGATATTGCATCACAAATCTGAAAGTTTCCTATTTGTGGTTCTCTACCTATATATGACATTAATCTGCCTCCTCTACTGAATTACCATCTTCTATCCATTTTTGAATTTGATCATAATCTTTATTATTTGTATCAATAGGAACAAATCTTATTATTCCATTATCAACAACTTTAATAGTATCTGTTTCATTTGTTGCTATATCTTTTATATATTGTGCTGATTGAATAATCATTTTTTTTCCTTATAATTCTGCATCTGCTGTGTAATGATAAAATACTTCTATTGCATCACCAGAAGTCATACCTGATGCATTACCTGTATAAACTTTAAGAGAAGTAGTACCAGCACCAGTGATAGTTCCACTTACTTCAGATTGTGCTGCTCCATGTCTACAATAATTTAAATTTCCACTTGTTCCATCTGGTGCATAAAGTGTTGCTGTTGGATTAGCTCTTAACCTTTGAGCATATCTTGTTCTTACTCCATTATTAGCTGTACTTGATGAACTATTTGCCATTTGAACACTAGATATATTATTATTAGCATCAGCATTACCTGGAAAAGTACCAATATCGTAAGACTTTTGATAATATCTTTGGCATCTTCTTAAATTTATATCAAAAGGTACAAACTCAAAATCAGATGCTGCTGTTCCAGTTTCTAATTGTACTCCAGTAATCCAAAAATTATTATCTGTATGATCTAAAACATTTACATTTTGACCACCACACCATTTATTAGCATTACCTGTAAAAGTTTCCCAAGCAGTAGCTGCACTACCACTAGTATAAGAAGTTCCAGCACCTAAAATAAAATACATAGCTAAAGCTAAAGTATTGTCATTAGTAAGTGTTCCAGAGGTATCTGGTGCAAAAGTTATAGTTTTCTTTTCCCAAGTATTAGATGATGAAACTGTATAATTTTGTGAAGTGTGTCTATCGTTATCATTGTCATAAAAATTAGCAACATAAGTTCCAGTTTTATTAGTTTTAACCCAAAATGAAAGTGTAAGACTTTCTGCATTTGAAGTTCCTTTTTTTAAATGTTGTAAATGTAAGCCTTCAAATTTGTATTCTAAAGCTACAACCTCTGCTGCAGCTAAACTTGAATCTGCTGTTGTGCAATCTAGTTTAGTAGATTTTGCAAAACCATATCCTGTAGGAACATCTGTATCTTGTGACATAGTAAATTCTCCAGATGTTGCACCTTCTTCATAAAACGAAAATCTATCAACAGTATGACAAGAATTATCTCCATTACCAACTCCTGTAACACTTGTTGCTCTTTGAGCAATGCTCATATCTCCATTAATAATAATATTTCTGTTAGGTGCTGGTAAAACTCCATTAGCAATGTCATCTTTAACAATAGTAGCATCAGCTATTTTAGCTGAAGATATAATTCCATCAGCAATATCTGAACTTGTTAATGGAACTGATGTAGGTATTTTTCCAATATAAGCCAATTAAAACTCCTATGTAATTTCCATTACTGATAATGTACCAGAAAGTTTATCAGCGACAGAACAATCAATTTGTATTTTGTCTCCAGCTTCTAAAATAACTTTAGAGCCAGATAAAAT